TGACTTGGAACTTAAAAATCAAAGAGGAGATTGGACAATTATAGAAGAAGAGGAATATTTGTCTATAAGAAATAATAAATCAAACAAAAGAATCAGCTAAGCAGGTTGTATCAGATGTTGAGGATATAGAACAACAAACAAGGCAAAACTTGCGTACAACTCAAGCTCCTGTACCGCAGAACATACCTTTACCCGAAATACCAGATATTGAAATGCCTACCTTAGATCCACTAGCTAGAGAAAGACTAGACTTTGACGAACAGTTATTTGGTAGACCTTCAAGACTCGGGTAACTCTAGTTTTTTACCGTTAACTTCTGTTACTCTTCCATCAAACATATCGCATATTTTTCTGACAAGAGGATCTTTATAGATAGAATGAGAGCCGTATAATTTTTGTTTCTTCATCCAAGACTTTTGTTTTTCGCTTAAATTGGTTGTAGGCGCATATTTTCTCATGCAAACCCTATTTCATTACGATCCATACCTAACGGTTTATCAGACAAGCAGATCCAATCTTCTTGCGGTATATGCACATACGGTTCGTTGTCTTCATCATAGGTTGGGTTTTCACTAACATTCATTCTAACGTCATACTCAAAATCTTTTTTCCATTCATGCATATAAATTCCATCCGTCATAGCATAAACAATAATAAACGGTACTCCTGTTGATAGTGCAAAAGACGCACCTCTTCTAAGTTTGTTAGTTGATATTATTAAAGTGTCATACTTTTCAAAACTAAAGGTGCGACATTTAACTTCGCACCAAAAATTTTTTTCTTTTGATTCGATCCAATAGTCTAGTGAATAACTTACTGGCAGTTTGTGGCAGCTTACTCCCCATAATCCCTCCAGGAATCCTGCTACTCGCTCCTCTCTTTTTTGATCTTCTCTACTCTCTAGTGATGGTGTTTTCATATTTACTCCTCAAAGAAATTTGGATCTACGGCAACAAACCTTTTGGCTGGTCTACCTTTACCTCCAAGTTTTACTTCTATTTCTTGTATTTCCCCTGCGTTCTTTAACCTTTCAATAATCTCTTTAACTTCGTATGACTTCATACTTCTAAACAACTCATGCCTATCAACTTCTCTTTTTGATATGCCTTCACCGTTTCTAGATCTAATAAAAGATAATACCTGTTTAATCTTGGATTCAGTAGCTGAGCTTGCAACTTTATCTCTACATGCTTCTATAAACATTAGGTCGTAATATCTTATGTAGTCTATAGCCCACTTGGTTATATCAGCTGTAATTTTAGTAGCATCAGCGGTTGAGGCTAAGGTGCAAAGTAAAGATAGACGCATAGCCTTTTCTTTAGATCTACTTAATAACGGTTCTAAGTTATCTTTTTCTAACACATCTTGTCTTTTGACTATCTCTCTTGCAAAGTCTTGTAGCAGCTCTTCTGAAGCCTTATCAAACTCTAATACAGTTTGGTTGATGTCTAGCTCAGCGTTATCTCTACCAGCGTCAGAGAGGTTTCCCTTGAGCCTTCTGACATAATTTACCCAATTAATAATACTGATAGGCGGTTCTTTGAATCTTTTCAAATCACTTACGCGTCTTGGTTCATTAGATTCAACCACAACAAAACGATTAAGAAAACCATCAGCGATTCTTCCGCTATTCAAAGCACCGTAAAAGTTTTTAGGTACCGATAGGCCAACTAAGGTTATAGCTGGCTTATGCGTAACTCTATTCATCATCTTTTCTTTGTACTCTTCTTGTACTGCCATAAGTGAATAGTTGTCTGGTCGTAGAGTCCCATGGCAACGACCCCAAGCTTCCATAAGTGTTTGTATGCCGTCTTCTTTATTTGTATTACCAGCATTACTTATAGCCTCTAGTCTTTTACCAAACTCATCCATAATTGTTATTTGTGTTGGTCTTATCTTTAATACTGAATGCACAGCACCACTAGATGTATAACCATCACCTACAACTAACTTCTCATGCTCAGATGCATTTAGTACAGACTCTACAAATGTTTTGATGTTTTCTTTACCCTGTCCCGATTTGGCAACACCCATAAAATACATACTAGAAAAGTTATTCATGTTGGTTCTATACAATCTTCCACAAGTAACACTAGCTAAAGCCAAGGATCCTACTAACGATAGCTCTGGTTGTGGTACTTGAGCTATATCCTCACAAAAGTCAAACATAGTTTTCAGTAGTCCTGGTGGTGAGAACAAATCTTTAGGCGGTTGTATGCTTTCAGTTGACTGTATAAATAAAGGAGCTATTTGATTTTTACGGTCATGAGTTCTTTTGACATTATCCACAACAGAATCAACTTCATCTTGCGGTAGTGGTGGGTTGTTGTTCTTATTCCAGTTTTGTAGAAACACTCTTACAAATTCTAGGTTTACATTCTTAGATATTAAGTACCCAGCTATTCTTGCAGCACCATCGTTTCTAGAACCTTCCATAACACCATCCAAAGAGAAAGGTGCTGTTTGTTTACTGCTTTCAATTTTAGGTACACCTGTTATTTGCAGGTATTCTTTTTCAGTAAAGTCAGGTAGATCCGAATGATCGTGTAGTTTCCAATCAGGTATGGTTACAGGTTTATATACCTGACCACTAGCATGACGGTTGTATGGTGCAATAATAAGACCACCTACACCTCTAATATCAATTAATCTTTCTATAGGCGTTTCGTTAGTCCTACGCGTAGCAAAGGTTGTATAGTTTTCAGGGTTGTTGTAATAGTAATGCATACCCTTACCTGTAATAACCTTGTAAGGACAAGTAGGTAAGTTCTTCTCTACCCAATCCATAGCTTCAGGTGAGTCAGCATCAACGACAACAAATTTGCCACAGACTAATGCAACAACTAAGTTATCTCTATCTTTAAACCAAGACTCTACAAGTTCCCTACTGGGTCTTGTTTCCTTATATTGTTCCCAGCCTTTTAAAAATGATGGTGGTTTTTTATTAGATCTTTGTAAAGGTACTACATTATATCCATCGTCATAATAAGCCAGCGCAATATCCAAGGACGAGTCATCCTCGGTAATATTGAGTTGGAACATGTTATTCCTTGTCTTCTAAAATTTCAGATATAGAACCATATATGGATTCAAAATCTAACCTTCCCTCGGTTGCTCTAATAATTTGTTTAGCTTGTTCAATAGACGGTTGCCTATAACCATACCTCCAGGATTTACAAGATGCTTCTGAGCAATTGAAGTCCTCAGCTGCTTTTTTATGTCCTAAAAATTTAATATAACCAGACAAAGTATACTGATCTACTTTGCGTTCTTTATGCTTTGGTTGTACTCCCATAATACTTAACTCCTTTAGTTTTTTTGTGGCAATAGCCTTGGATCTAAAATAGTAATTAGCTATCCAAGTGTTATCGGTTTGTTGACTCATATACATCTCCTAAATAATATGATTTACATATTGTAGTTTCATGAGTTATAATTAGCAAGTTCATTTTTACACAAACTATAGGAGGGTAGATCATGAGCTTAAAAGATAAAATAAAAACGCCTGATAGACTGGTGGACCAACAAGGAGCTAAGCTTCTTATTTATGGCCAAGCTGGTGCAGGTAAAACCTTTTCAACACAAAGTATGCCTGGAAGGGTTTTGGTAATTAGTGCGGAAGCTGGATTGCTTTCCATTAAAGATGCCCCCAACGTATCCGCCATTGAAGTTTCTAATTATGATGACTTGAGAGAAGTATATGCTGCTCTTAAATCTGGTGAATTAGACTACGATAGCGTATGTTTAGACTCAGTATCAGAGATTTCAGAGATCTTATTGGTGCATGAGAAAGGCAGAAACAAAGACGGTAGAATGGCTTATCAGAACGTAAGTGAAGCCGTTACTAGTTTAATGAGATCATTTCGGGATCTAGATATGCACGTGTTATTCCTTTGCAAAGAAGGTAAAGAGAATAATGATGGTGTATTTATCTTTGGTCCTAAGATGGCTAGCAAGCCTCTAGGAGATGCAATTACGTATTTCTTTGATGAGGTTTTAGCTTTGCGTGTTATCGAAGATCAAGATGATGACGGTAATCCCGTAGCTGCTAGATGGTTACAAACAAGGATAGGTCAAGGCTACACAGCCAAAGATCGTAGCGGTAAGCTAGAAGCCTTTGAGGAACCAAACTTAACTGCCCTGATTGAAAAGTTAGGGTTTAATATTAATCTTGAAAAAGAGGAGAGTGCGTAATGTCAGATTTTGCAGACGTTGATTTTTTCGAAAACGCGGAGAAGATGGAATCGAAAGGTCCTGAAGTTGCTCCGACAGGTGAGTATGAAGCCAAGATTATTGCTGCGGAGAAATATAAATCCAAAAGCGGTAACTGGACGCAGAAGGTAACTTTTCAAATTGATGGCGGTAAATACCGAGATCATAATGAATGGTATAATTTATGGTCTACTAACGAAGACTCAAAAAGAATAGCTAGTGAGATATTTAGTCGCTTAGCTATTGTTTGTGGTTTTAAGAAGTTACCAGATTATGCTAAAGACCTAATCGGTAAACAGGTTAGACTTGGTATTAGACAATATGAAGATGTCTGGACCAACGAAGACAAAGAAGAAGTTACTTCATTAAAGACTAAAATCTTAAAGATGGAACCTTCAGAGTTAAAACCAGCAGCTCCTGGAGAGAAACCTCCGTTCTAGGAGTGCCAGGGTTTTAAGGGGCTTTATGCCCCTTTTTTTTGCATTTTAGAAAAAAACGGCTTCATGTAAGCTCGCTGGTGACGTTTTCTTGACCTACCCTAGGCCTTACCCTTAACGAAGTTATCACGTTTTTCGAGGTTTTGGATTTATCATTTCGATATGAAACTTGCGTTCTTTCATAGCTTTTTGGATCAACTCAAGCTGTTCATCAAAGTTAACGGTCATAATATCTTTATCTGTATATACCACTAACTTTAATATTTGCTTATGTTTCATTATCGTTTCGGTAATTGTTCCTCATCAAACCAACCACCAGGATAGTTTATCATTTAATTTTCTTCCTTTTTGGTTGCATAGTTACCCCATTCTCAATAGCAGACCAACCACAGTCATAAAATGATTTATACAAAACAGGATTCTTATCCTCTAGTTCAGTCATTCTGTTCATAGCATTATTTAAGTTGTACCAAATCTCTTCTTGCTCAACATATTTTCTTTTTTCATATTTAATGATGTATCTTACATAGTCATTCATATCAACTTAGATTCCTTAAATATTGTAATCTAGCTTTTATAATATCTCTTGAAATACCAAAGCCCTCACCGATTACTGTTACTTCATAAATACCAATCTTTCCTGAATCAACCATTTCTAAAACTCTTTTATAAGTTATCCATTTAGGATATATTTTTTCTTTTTTAAATATGTCGTGGACTTGGATTTTAATGTCCATACCAGCGCTTTTCTTCACATATTCTCCAGCTTATTAATGATGCGGTTTAAATAGAAAACTGATTTTTTTAGATCCTGAATGTTTGCCCCCTTATGGTCCTCTCGCCAAATGTATTTAATTGCGTTGCCTTTGCAGTAGCCCTTAAACTCTTCAGCCGTAAGCATAGATTCAATTACATCTAAACATTCAAGGCCACCCGATAGGTAGTGTGGAGGATGATTAACTGGATCGCCTTTACTCTTGCTCATCTAACTTCTCCCCATCTTTTTCTACAATCCATATCCTAAGCTTATGATTATCAATTCTTCTAGCAGCAATTTTAATATCTAATCTTTTGGCAATATTGTACCAACTTACTCTAGGATTAGATTCACCGACCACTATCGGAACTACAAAAGAATCACCTAAATCTAATCTTTTGATAAAGTTTGTTTTTTTACCAGCTTGCGTTCTGCGTCCAGGAATCGGTATATTTTTCTGTACTTTATACATTATTTTCTATCTCCTAGATCCACGGTCACAATATTTGGTGAGTTATAAATTGTAGCCTTTTGTCCGTTAAGTACAGCGTTATATTCACCTAGCAAATGCTCAAGTTTTAACCAACCAGCTTCCATATCTTCATGTTTCATCTTGAAGATCTTACTTGCATATGGTTTTTTCTTTTCTTGCGCTACAAAAATAAAATCAACCACATTGAAACCAGCTTGCTCATAACCACGTTTGTACCAAGCAGCTTGTAAGTCGTACTGATACTTTTTAATGGATGAAGTAAAACCTCTGACAGAACAGTCAACCGTAGTTTTATAATCAACTAGAATGATTGAGTTAGATTCATGCGGAATGTTGATAGGATGTCTAAGCACATCTGATTTAACTTTCAGTAATAGATCCTTTTCCCACCAAAAGATAGCTATCTCATATGGTGTATCAAATACACTAGGATACTCTCCCTCATCGGCTGACAAGTGCTTTGCTCCTTCTGGAATCAAAGACTCTTTCATACCGTAGATAGTTTCTCTATCTTTTGCAGTAACAACGGTTAATCCTCTGTCCTCGTACTCCTTTTTAAGTTCTTTATTAGCATTGGTGTACGGAGATCCACTAAGCGTTACAACATCATTAACAAAGGCCTCTTCCCCCTCAACAATAAGTGAGTGAGCAGCAGTACCGAAGTTCATAGCTGGCGTGGTTTCAGTTTCTTCTTCAAAAGCATGTAGTTGACTTTGACCAAACCTTCTTATGTTTGATGATGATATTCCTGGTGAGGAGTGATAAAAGTTATGCTCCATATTGGGAAAATAGATAGCGTTCCCTAGAACCATATGCTCTTCTTTTTCTAGACTTTCTGGTAATACAGTCATGATGCCTCCTTCATGTCTTCGACAGTTGTGGTAAGTTTATTGATGCATTCCTCAAGATCTGAAATGTTAGCTTTCAGTTGAGCCAGCGTGTAGTTAAGACGATCTTTTGTGATCTCCCTTTCGTGTGATGCATTTAAGATTGCATCTATCTGTTCTTTTATATTTATATCCATATTTACTCTCCTAAGTAATTAATTGTATTTTAAGGTAAAAAGTATATAATGTCTACACATAGTAATTTAGGAGGTTACAAATGGGTAGAGTAAAAGATATGTATATGTTGATGCGTTTGTCTTATGACCAGGCGGAGGACGATCTGGCTGAAAAGAAAACCACTAATGTCGTAGAATCCTACAAAAAATATCACATTGAAAACTTAGGTCACGAATCTTTGTCTCCAGAAGAGGAGGTTCGTATGTTTAGTGAAGAGGATTTTAACGATCAATTTAACGTAATATAGTTCGCGGTATTTCAGTTTTTCCTCTAAAGCTGAATAGTTTGCATAAGTAACGGGGGAGCTTAGCGAAACAATCCCCCGCCTTTTTTACAGGAGTTCATATGAGTAGTACAGAGTTAATACAAGAAATCGTCAATCAATTCAAAGATTTATCTAGATCCGAACAGGTTGAGCTTATAGATATACTTATGAGGCATGTTGCTAATGATGTCAAACAAGAACAGGTAGATAATTTAGATAATTAGTTTATAGTTAGGTAATGACATTGAAAGTAGTTCCAATCCAAAGCAAAATGAAGAAGCCAACTCTACAAGAGGTGGTATCTAAATTAGAGAGTATCTTTAATAATTATGAGTTAAGAGGCGAAAATAGGCTCAACGTAGTTTTAACGGCCCTTAGTTTTTGCATCTGGAACGTACAAAAGCTGGTTGAAGATGATGATACTAAACTGCTTGGTTTAGTGGATGAAATACTTAATCAGTATGTTGAATGGAGTGAAGTAAAATACGGTAAAACTTACTTCGAATTTACTCCAGAAAAAGACTAATCTATTATTGTCTTATTTTTGTCATAAATGTCTGACGTGAAAAAACATGATAAGAATGCGGGTTTGCGGATTATTTTATTTTTTTCATTTTTGTCAGAGGAATTAGAGATAGTTAGTTAAATAATTAACAAATGTCTTGACTTAGTAAAATAAGATAATGTATCCTCTCAATACACTTTAGGGTAAAGTGGGGGTAGGTATTAATATCTACTCCTACTCTAATATGCTTAACAAATGGGACATAGAAAAAATAAACTAGAATATGAACCTATCTTATCTCCTGATGAAGAAGCTCCCATTGAATACGCTAATCTAGACAACTCCCTCAATCGAAGACAACGAAACTTTATCTGGCAAGCTGTTAATAATCCTCGGCTTTCTCTAGTCGAATGCGCACATAAGGCTGGGTATAAAGATGCTCGTCAATCGGCTAATAAGCTGATGAATCATCCAAAGATCCGTAAAGAATACAACTACCTCATGAATGAGGCTAAGAAGAAGTACGAATTAAATTATGATCGTGCAGTTCAAGATTTATATGATATCAGGGACAAGGCCCTCGAAGCGGGGTCCTTTAACGCAGCCATATCGGCACAAAATAGTTTGTTAAAGGTCGGGGGTCTTGTCGTGGATCGTAAAGAGGTTATGTTCGGGAAGGTGGATCAAATGAGTCGGGAAGAGGTAGAGAAACGCCTGGAACAACTGATGGGTAATGTCGTCCTGGCAGATAGTTCTGAAGCTGGAGATCCAGGCGTCCAGGAAGAAGATGAAGCGTTAAGTTTAGAAAGGTTAGAACAAGAAGATGATAAGCAAAGTCAAATAGATCAAGCAACTGATATTGAAGAGGAAGAGGTTTGGGACTTAGATTTAGATGATGAAACTACGGCTTAGGTCTGCCAAGAATAAAAGCTAGTATATAAATAATTAAGGTAAGAATTGCTAAGAAACTCATTAGAGTGTGGCACTTACATGAAACATACTAAATAGGAGAGTCGAAAGATAATAAAATCTACCACATAAACGCCACAATCGGATTTTATCCATTTTATTTAGTTTTGGCAACAATCTTTAATCCTTCGAGTCTTTCTTCAGGTGTTTTAAACCAATAAGATTTGTATGGTTTTAGTTCTAAGTTCTTATAAATTTCTACGCCATAAGGTAATAGCGTGTTCGGTTTGTCCTGTTGGACTATTACATAACGGTATTTACTCGTCATTATTTAAGACATAAGTGTAGAGAACAAATATCGTTCCAATAACGCTAAGCCAAATAAAAAAGCCCCAGCCGAAGATATATCCGTAAACTTCAATATCTGTCATGATCGGTAAGGTTGGGTTATAACTTCGTCCTTCTTGCGTTTATCTTTGTAAGATCGGATTTGCTCTCCGTTTCTGCGATAAGTGTTCATGTGCCAGATGTTCTCAGGTTTATTGATTACAATCTCAATCCCTGTAACGGCATTCATATCGCGTTGTTCTTTGAGTTCTTTACCTCGCTGTTCAACTTTGTCTTTGTATTGAGTCATGTTATCTCCTATCGTTGTTATCCATAAGTATTATATACAGAATTGCACTAACCAATAAAATGGTGGTGAAGTGAAAAAGAAAATCAATTGTCATGTTGATATGTCTCCATATATTTCATTCCATTCTTTTTGAAATTTTTCTTTAGTAGAAATTGTTTCAAAATAATCTAGATGATGCTTGACCTGTTTTTCAAATTGTTTTTTCTTCTTTAGCATATCTTCAAAAGTATCTGAAAATTCCCAGTAATTTTGTTTAATATTTATGTCATAACAATTACTCATGACTATCTTCCTGTCTTGTTTGTTTTTGTTCTTGCATGTGCTTAATGATTTCAATTAACAAATCATCAAACTCGTCAACATGATA